TACATGACTCTAGCAGATACAGATAGAGATTTGCATTCTGTGACAGTGTTTCCCACACAGTTTGCTAAGGCATACATGAAGATTAAAGAGGGAACAGCTTACAAATTTTCTTTTGCAAAGACAAAAGATGGAACGGTAATAATGGAGGATGTAATTGACAACAGTTGAAGAGGCACTAGCTCTGCTAGACCCTAAGATTAGAAATAGATTGGCCACTGGTGCTGGGATTAAGACTGAAGTCCAGCCTACGCCCAGCACAGGGCTTAACAGAGCACTAAATGGTGGGCTACCCTATGGTAGGCAAGTCCTTATATGGGGAAGCAAGTCTAGTGCCAAGTCTTCTTTCTGCTTGCAAACTATTGGTATGGCACAGAAAGACGGAAAGCTTTGTGCCTGGGTTGATGCAGAGATGGCATATGACGAGTCTTGGGCACAAAGGATGGGGGTAGATACATCACAGCTTATCTATTCCCAAGCTAGGACCATCAACGAGTTTGTTGACGTAGCCAATGCACTCATGGATGCTGGTGTAGACCTTATCGTAATTGATAGTATTACTTCTCTTTTGCCAGCGATCTATTTCGAAAAAGATTCTGATGAGTTAAAGTCTTTGGAGAACACCAAGCAGATCGGTGCAGAGTCTCGTGACTTTAGCAATGCCTGGAAGATGATTAACTATGCAAACAATAAAGTTAAGCCTACATTATTTGTATTAATATCTCAGTCTCGTAATAACATTAACGCAATGTATACAAGTCAACAGCCAACAGGTGGACAGGCTACTAAATTTTATTCGTCAACAGTTATTAAACTGTTCTCATCAGAATCAGACAATCAAGCAATTAAAGGTAAGATTAAAATTGGTGATAAGTTGATTGAAGAAAAAGTTGGAAGAAAGATTCGTTGGGAACTGCAGTTCTCCAAGACTTCTCCAGGATTTCAATCAGGCGAATATGATTTTTATTTTAGAGGTGACGAGGTGGGGATAGACTCCATTGGTGATCTTGTAGATACAGCAGAAGCCTCTGGACTAGTTAACAGAACTGGTGCTTGGTATCAGTTAGAAGATGGAACAAAGGTTCAGGGTAGAGATGGATTCATAGCACGAGTAAGGGAAGATCTTGACTTACAACAAAGTCTTAAAGATAAACTTATAAATGGCTAAAAAATTTACAGTATATCCTGGAAAATTTCCATGCAAGAAATGTGGATTTGAAGTTTTATCTTTGAGGTATTGGGCTGAGTCTGGAGATGCAACTTGGATGTGTCCAGAAAAACATATATCTAAGGTTAATATGCTGCCCAGTAAAAAAAAGAAAAGTGATTTTATAGATGAGTGAAAGAGGAGAGTCTAAAAGAATAGGTGCAAAGCAGCATAAAAACTCTGGTAGAAATAATACCAAAGGAGATGCTTCTTGGCATAACTTTGTATTAGATTTTAAAGAGTGCTCTAAATCTTTTACACTTAATCAAGATGTTTGGGCAAAGGCAGTTACTGATGCACTTAAGAAGAGTATGGATCCAGCATTAGTAATTGTATTAGGCGAGGGTACAAAAAAGGTACGTCTGGCTATTATAGAGTTAGAACTACTAGAACAGTTAATAGAGGGAGAATAAAATGACAGAGGGTAAAGAGCAAACAACGTTAGAAATGATTAATGGTTTGGCAGAGATTGCCGAGTTCATGGAAGATGAAGAACTCAATATTGCTCTAACAATGATTGCTAAGTTAATCATTAAACCAGATATTCCTATGCCAGTTGCAGCAATTGAAATTGTTAGACTTCAGGCTATTGCAGGAAAGTTAGCGCTAAAGGCTACCTGGATGGCAAATGTTGATAAGAATAACAGAGCAAAGAAAAATATATACTATACGGCAGCAGAGGCAGTAAACAACTTAGTATCAGCACTTAAATACATAATGCGATAACATGCTATACTTATATAAAACAAGGGGATATAATGACAAAAAGTTTATTACAGCAGGTTATGCTCAAAAGTGTTTCTAGAAAAAGCACAATTCTAGATGCAGATGCTTTGATTGAAAAGATTAAATCGGGATACGTTGTAAATCGTGGTCCAAAGTTTCAGACTAAGAAAACATTTGCTCCATCAACAATTGCCTATAGCCATGGAGAATGTCCACGCTACTGGTATTTAGCATTTGATGGCGCTACGTTTGAAGACAATGCAGATGCTTATGGTGCAGCAAATATGACTGCTGGAACTCTTTCACATGGAAGAATTCAAGATGCAATGATGAATGCTGGAGTTGCAAAGGTTTACCGTGATGATGATAATAACCCAACAACTGAATTTAAAATTAGATATGATGATCCACCAATCTTTGGATATGGTGATGCAATGCTTGACTGGGAAGGCGAAGAGGTTGTTGGAGAAATTAAAACAATGCTCAACGAAGGATTTGAGTATCGTAAGAATTCAATGAAGCCTAAGTCTGGTCACCTTATTCAATTACTTATTTATATGAAAATTCTTGGTAAGAAAAAAGGTGTATTGATTTATGAGAACAAAAACAATCACGAACTATTAGTTCTTCCAATTGAAGTAGATGATTACTATCGTCAATGGATTGATGCAACTTTTCAATGGATGCGTGAGGTTCGTAAGGCTTGGGTAGATCGTACACTTCCAACTAAAAACTATCGTGCAAACTCTAAGATATGCAAGACATGCCCAATCAAGGCAGCCTGCGATGAAGCGGGTACTGGAGTCCTTAAGATTAAATCTATGGAGGGGCTGATTGAAACTTTGTGACAGATGTGATACATATTTTGAACCTAAAGTAAGTTATCAAATTTACTGCAGCGTTGAGTGTAGAGATGCTGCAACTAAAGATAAAATTACTGAAAGGTATCACATAACTCGTCGTCAAAAAAGAAAAGGCAAAAAAAGATTTTGTTTAGGTGGATGCCAAACCCAACTATCAATTTATAATGATTCTGGGTTTTGCTCTAGTTGTAATGTAAGTGAAAAACAAGTAGCAAAAATGTTAAAAGAATTGAAAGGTTTTATTGACTATGAGCAAGAATAAGTGGGGAATAGAAACTATTCCCAAAACTATCTGCGCTATTGATGCAAGCACTAATAGTCTTGCCTTTGCTTTATTTGATACCCAACAAAAAACACTGGGTGTAGTAGGAAAAATAAAATTTGAAGGAAATAACACATACGAAAAAGTCATGGATGCTTGTAAGAAAACAAAGGCTTTCTTTGATTACTATGGTGGATTTGGGGCTATTGTTATTGAGCATACCGTATTTATGAATTCCCCAAAGGTTGCTGCTGATCTAGCCCTTGTTCAGGGAGCGCTACTAGGTGCTGCTGGCTTAACTGGTACAAAAGTTATAGGAACTGTAGCCCCAATTACTTGGCAAATATTTATAGGTAATGGAAAGTTAACTAAGGATGAAAAGTTTTTTATAAGATCAAAAAATCCAGGGAAGTCAGAAGCCTGGCATAAGTCTAATGAAAGAGAAATAAGAAAGCAAAAGACTATTAGGTTTATTAATATGCAGTATGATAAAAATATATTAGATAATGACATTGCAGATGCAGTTGGAATTGGTCATTGGTCTATAAATAATTGGAACAAAGCAATAGGAGTTGACAAATAATGCCAGAATTAAATGCAAACATCCCACCTATAGAATGCTATGTGCGTGGAAACTTTTTAAGAGATCAGTTAGATAGTCATGATAAATATTTTCCATGTGTAATATTTGGAGTATCAAGTATTAAAGCCAGAAGCCCACTGTTTCATTTTATGATGGAAGATGGTGGAATTTGGTGGAGAATGCCAATTAATGCCTTTTGCACTAAACCAGATGTACCAGAAGAACCAATTCATAATCTTGTTTTATGGAACTCTTTTAGTTCTCACGTCTCTGTTACAAAGTTTCAAGCATTAAGTAATATGAGAATGTCATACCTTGATAGGGCTAAGGCTAATATACCTGGAACATATTTATTTACACTTGATTGGCATAGTCCAGAAACAAACATAATGGATGATGGATACTCTGAAAATCCAGGTCAGCATAAATGTGGACATGTGATTCAAAGAGATGATGGTAATTTTGCAATACAGCCAAATAATCGGGTAAGGCTAAAAGAACCATCATTCGTAACAAAGACAGATCTATTAATACCAAGATTGATTAATACAAACAAATGGGACGTAGAGAGTTACGATAAATGGATTCTTGAAGATTCAAATGCCTATGACTACGATGTTCTTGAGCGTGAGGTTGACAAATAACATTATGGCTGGTAAACTATATACATCGGAAGTCTATATGCGTAAACGCTATGTTATGGATAAAAAGACTCCAGAAGAGATTGCAAAGGAGTGTGGATGTACAGTAGAAACTGTATATGTTTATCTTGCAAAATTTGGATTAAGGAAGAGTAGACGATGAGTAAAACGCAAAAAGTTTTAATTGGTCTTGGCATTGCTGGTGCAGTAGGAATAACCTATGTTGTTACAGCACTTAGAGGTTTGCCAGAAGCATTTGACTGGAAAGATGATGAGTCAAATGAGTGAGCATACAGAACTAAAGATTACCGTTGACCAAGTAAATCATCCCCTACACTATACTTCTGATCCAAGTGGTATAGAAGCAATTCAAATTACAAGACACAGGAATTTTAATATTGGCAATGCTTTTAAATACTTGTGGCGAGCAGGTCTAAAAGATGAAGCAAGAACAATTCAAGATCTTGAAAAAGCAATTTTTTATATTAAAGATGAAATTAATAGACT